GAGGTGTAAATTATTCAGCAAATGTTCAATATGTTCCAGAAGATAATACTCCTGCTCCTCTTCCTCCAACAGCTACAACACCACAAACAATTAATTCAACTTATTATTATGTTTATTATTACACTAGTTTTATTAATATGATTAATACTGCTATTAATACTGCTTTTGCTGCTTTAGTTGCTGCTAATCCTGGATTAACTATTCCAGCTCCATATTTTCAATATGATCCAGTTACTCAATTAATAAGTTTTGTAGTTCCTAATATTATTAATCCTTTAGTTGCTGGTGTTAATGTTTATAAAACTCAATTTAATGCTGATGGAACTCCTGCAACTACTCCTCAACCAACTGGAACAATTTATGTGTATATGAATGATCAATTATATTCATATTTAGATGGTATTGAATCATTTTCTTTTGGTTTTACATCTGATTTAATAATTGTTCGTGATCTTAAAAATAATTATTACTATCCTCCACAAAATGCAGCTAATACAGCAGCTACACAGACAGAAACAAGTTTTACATCTGGTACTGGAATATATACAGCTGCGCCTGCATGGTTTATTTTTACACAACAATATAATATGATAGCTAAATGGAATTCATTATCCAGTCTTGTATTTTTAACAAATAGTATTCCAGTTCAAAGAGAAGCTATTCCATCTACTGCAATAAATCAATTAAATACTGGTATTGCTTCATCTCGACCAATATTAACAGATTTTGTTCCAGATTTAAATGCTAATGCTGGTGATGTAAGATCTCGTTTTAATTATTATCCTCCAGGACCTTATAGATTAATAGACTTAATATCTGATCAACCATTGAGAAAAATAGATCTATCTATGTATTGGCAAGATCAATACCAAAACTTGTATCCACTTTTTCTATCATTTAATGAATCTAATACAGTTAAATTAATGTTTATTAAAAAGACTCTAGTAAAATATAATAATCAAATAGCTTATTAATTATTATCTTACTTATAATTATAAATTAGATGTCATTGAATCTCAATCCGTTAAGATGCATTAAAGTTATGGATCCCAGAGTTATGATAAATAACGAAAGGACATATGCAATATTAGAAGGAGGTGCACAAGTAAGTTTCAAACAATACACTACAACTTCTGTTTCGACAGATTCCTTTCAATTTAGTACACCACCACCCAGCCCATCCATCATCGTGAATCGTAAGGTATATCTCTCAGTGCCTGTTAGATTGACTTTTAATTCAGTTGGTGCAGCTCCTGCTAACTTATATCGTCAAAATTATGATGCTCCAAGAGCATATCCTATTGCAAGTTCAATTTCAAATATCGCAGTAACATTAAATAACACTACTGTGTCATTGAATACTTCAGATGTTATTCAAGCATTATTGAGATATAATACAGGTGTTCATTTAAAGAATCATGATTACAGCCTTACCCCAAATTATCCTGATCAATCGCAAAATTATTCAGACTTGACAGGGTCCGTGCGTTCTCCTCTTGGGAACTACTCGAGTCAGTCCGATGAATGTCCAGCAGCTAGAGGATCATTTCCATATACTATTGTTACTAATACTCCTACACAATTTGTTGTAGATGCTGTATTTACAGAAGAGGTTTATCTCCCACCATTCTATTGGGGATGTGGTAATATGGGGGGTTATATAGGCCTACAGACGTTAGATTGGAATATCAATTTTTTAGGCGCATCTGCTAATAGAATGTGGTCTCACGATCCTTCTAATGGAGGTGCTGCAATTACAAGTTCTTCTTATCAATTTAATAATTTTGCTGGAGGCTTTTCATATTCCCAAGCAGTCCCAACTTTGCTATTTGAATATATAACACCAAAGGAATTACAAACAATTCCTAGATCAGTTTGTTATCCTTATTTTGTTATTGATAGATATCCAACAGATTTCTCAGCATTAGCTGCCTATGGATCACCTGGATCAAGTGCAATACTAAACTCAAATAATATTCAATTGAACTCGATTCCAAGGCGTATGTATATTTATGCAAGAGCAAATAATACTTCTCTCTATGCTCCTGCTGGTTCACAATTAACAGATACTTATTTAGCTATTACTAATATTTCAGTAAATTGGAATAACTACTCTGGATTATTGAGTTCAGCTTCTCAGCAACAACTCTATTTGATGTCAATTAAGAATCATTGTAATATGTCATGGGAACAATGGAGTGGAGGACCTGTATTTAATGGTGATAATCAATCAGTAGGAACAGTTGGATCAATTCTTTGTATTGAATTCGGAACAGACATTGGATTGATGGATCAAGAAGCGCCAGGTCTATTAGGAACTTATCAATTGCAGCTCAATGTTACAGTTCAAAATATGAATACAACTCAAGGTATAACTCCTACATTATACATTGTAACAGTTTCAGAAGGAACGTTTACTATTGAGAACAATAGAAGTGTTTCTCAGATAGGAGTTATCAGTAAAACTGATATACTTACTGCAAAACAACATATTTCAGATTATATTAACTATGAAGATATCCAAGACATTCAAGGAGGTAACTTCTTGACTGGTATCAAAAAGTTTGGAAAAGACATATGGGGATTTTTAAAACCAAAAATACAAGCAGCTTATAAATTTGGAAAAGAAGCTCTACCATATGTAAATGCAGCTTTAGGAGTTGCAAAATTAGTAGGATTAGGTGGAAGAAGAGGAGGTGCTAGAGTTGGAGGTGCTTATGCTGGAGGCTCAGGTGGATGTCAAAATTGCTACGGACGAGGATGCATACAATGCAATAAATATGGAGGTGCTCCAGTTGGTGGCCGTATGATATCTCGTGAATGTTTGAAAGATAGATTATATCAACAATAAATTATAAAATATTACAATATATTATAATTGTATGTCTGTTCAAGATTTATTTAATCCAAATTGTAATTACAATCTCTATTGTGCATCTATTACAAGTACAGCTAATGGTGGAGAATTAACATTACCAGTAATGTTTTCAGGACCATGGGCATCACCACAATCAGGATCAGTGAAATTTTCAAAAATTAATGGTATAGTAACAGTAACAGTTATTTCACTAACATCAACAGCATCAGTAGCAGCAGAAATAAATGCTACTGTAGCTCCAGCTGGATATTTATCATCTTCAGTTGCAAGTATTACACAACAAATTACAGTTGAAGATAATGGAGTTACAAAAACTGGATTACTTCAATATAATAATTCTGGTAATATGACAATATCACTTAATACTGCTAATTTTGCAGGTGCAGGAACAACTGGATTTTATTCATTTTCATTTAGCTATCCACTTAATTAAATTCTAATATATTAAAATTTAATTAACCTGTTATTGAATATTGGAAATTAGCCATTAATACAATGCTTTGACTAGTTGCTAGTGTGTATCTTGGATTTAAAACAACTGTATTTCCACTAATTGTAGATGTTACTTGACCACCTAATTGTGTTAATCCTCCTCCCGAATAATAAATATTAACTACACCAGGAGCTGAATAAATTGAAGAAAAACCAGAATTAGTATTAACTGGAATACTAATTGTTAAAATCATATTTTGATCAACAGCACTACCATTTACTGTAATATTAGCAACTACATTAACATTTACAATGTTACCAATTTGTGTATAATTACCAGTTAAGAGAGAAATAGCACTAACATTTGTTCCTAATGTATATGTTGGTGAATATGTATTACTTATTGGTAAAGCTGCATTTAAATTACTTGATGTTGCACTACTTGAAAGTGATATTCCAGTAGGTGGAATAGAATCAATAGTATAATAAATTGTAGCACCTGAGCCACTAGCTGAAATAGTACCAGGAATATATGAGCTATACAAATAAGCTTGACAAACTTGAGCAGATGTAGATGTTACTACTAAATTACCAGCTGCAATAGTAGAATCTAATTGACAATATGTTGCAGTTGCTGCAGAACTATTAACAGTTATATTACCTCCGAAAAAATCACAATTATTTAAAATTGCTTCCATTCCATTTTGTGTCCAACCTGCAAATAAAACACAATCAGTTAAGACAGTTTGATTTATTGAGCTATCTGCTGTCATTGTTATTAATCCATCAAACCAACAATCATAAATATATAATTTACCAGCTGATGCACTTTGAGCAGTAAAATTAAAAGTTATGGCATTTACTAAAGTACAATTACTAAAACCAGATCTATTATCATTTGCATTATTCCAAGATGCATCATTAATATCTATTGTACCAGTTAATCTAGTAGCAATTGGTTCACTTCCTATAATAAAAACATTTGCTTTCAATGAAAAATTACTTGAATATGTACCAGGGCCTAAATTTATAATAACTCTTTGACTAGCTGTTGCATATGTAATTGTTGACATAGCATGAGCAATTGTCAAATATGGATTATTAACTGAACCATTACCAGTTGAATCATTACCACCTTCATTAACATATACTATAAATGTAGATGTAGAAATTGGATTAGGTAACCATTGTACTGCTGAGCCCGTACTTGTTAAGATAGAATTAGCAGAACCAGCTGAATTATTTGAATCATTAAGTGCACCTTGTAAATACAAATTTTGCATACCATTATTTCCATGATAATCAGATTGAAATCCTCCATAAAATATTGTATAACTATTACCTATACCTAATGATACAGAATCTGAAATAGTTAATGATGTTGGACTTGATACATTTGTAATAATTGATGTTATAACATCAAAAACGAAAAATATACCTCCTACCATAGCTTGTGTAAAAACTGTAGAAGCTCCAGTTACTGTATGACCTGATGCACTAACAGTACCAACATTATATGTCAATGGACTATTATATAAACCATTGAAATTAGCATATCCAGCTACATTTAAAGTATTATTTAATAAAGATGGTGTAGTACCAATTCCAATACCTAATTT